CTCAGTAGGCGATTATGGATCAAAAGGTCTTGGAACTGTTGTTACAAAAGCCAAAACAATCAATTATCAATTAGGTAAAGAAAAAATTAAAAATAAATATCATATTCACAATAATGTTCCTTATGCTGAACCTGTAATGATGGGAACAAGTTTACCGCCTTCATGGGGTCAGACATATAGAAGTAATAACGGACTCAAGGCAAAACATCTTGATTTACTTGCAAGAGAAGTTCAAGGAGAAGTTCAAGATTTATATAAACAAATCAGGGGTAAATAATGGCCGCATTAGATTTAAATACTGTTAGAGCAACTATTGAAGCCAGAATTGCAACAGAGCTTGCCAGTAGTCCCGCAATCCCTGTTGTTTTTCATAATATGTCGTTTGATAGCAATTCGAACACCTCTTTCGTTCAATGCCTAACAAGCTTCGGGGCAGGGTCTTATTTGACGCATGGTGATGCAAGCGGAACTAATAGTCTTGTCGGAATTGTTGTAATGAATATTTTCACACCGCAGGGAATCGGTTCAGGTGATAATTACACAATTGGTAAAAGATTAAGAGACTTATATAATAGAATTACAGTTTCAAATGTTATTTTTGATTCACCTATTGGGCCAGAAGTAGTAACATCTAACCCAGAGGGTCAATTTCAAACACAACTTAGAATGACCTTTGAAATATTCGAGGAACTTTAAATCATGGCAAAATTTGAAATTACAGAAGAAATGCTTGACGCAATCGAAGCTGTAAAAGGCAGAAGGGAAGCTAATTATTGGGACCCCGAATGTCGTAAATATTATGAGAGTCAACAAAATGCAAAAAAAGATGTAAAAAAAGCTGAAAAGAGTTAATATATTTATAAATATTTCTTTTTGTTGTTATGGCTGCTGTTAAAGGTGATGTAGGAAAAGTAATGTTTCACAATGCGGCTGGAACAGAAGCCGAAATTGCTGGAACAAGATCTTGGTCTTTATCTATTACGAAAGACACAATGGAAACAACAGTTCAGAATGACACATCAAAAAGTTTTGTAGGTGGTTTAATTTCTGGCGAAGGTTCCGCAGAACTTATATATGATCCTTCTGGAAACTCAGATTATCAAGCATTTATTGATGATGTATTAGTAACAGGTGATGCGGCTGACGCTTTATTTGAACTATTTCCTGATGGCGGTACAAGTGCAAAGAAAATTAGTTTTTCAGGGATTATTACAGGCGCAGAATATGGCGCAACTTTAGGTGAATTAGAAATCATAAATGTAAGCTTCATTACAAGTGGTGCCATTACTAGCGCTATCTGATACATTGTATTTATTAGTCAACTAATAAAACCAAATGGCAACAAAAAGAACAATTGATCTCCTTACAGAAACATTTAAGGAGGAAATGACGACTAGAAGAAAATATGAATTCAAAAACAGTAAAGGAGAAAAAATAGTTGATTTATATTTCCCCCCTTTGACTAGACATGATAGAAAACGCGCACAGGAGCTTGCAGGCACAGACGAAGCCTTAACAGTATCAACACAACTACTTTGTCAAATGGCAGAGTTGGAAGATGGTACAAAGGCTTTCAGCATGGCAGACGCGCCAAACCTACAAAGAGAATTACCTGAAAAAGTTTTAAATGAAATTGAATTATTTTTACATGATATAAAACTTGATTTAGATACAGCAAAAAAAGAATAAGAGGGGATAACTGGCTAAATTTTGAATTTTTCCTAGCAACAGAACTCAGTAAAACACTTTATGAACTAAGAACTTCTTTATCAGAAGAAGAGCTTATATATTGGGCTGCATACTATGAAGTTAAATATGAAAACGAAAAAAGAGAATCTAATCGTCAAAAAGCAAATAGAAGGTAAGATATAAGAAAGTCTTTTTTTATTTGTGGCACAGGCTAATGTAAAACTTACTGTTGACGGAAGTCAGGCTACAAGGGCATTAAAAAATGTACAGGGTCAAACAACAAAATTAAACGCGGGTGTTAATAGATTAAAAACAGCGATAGGTGGTATAGGTTTTACATTACTAGCAAGGCAAGCTGTAAACGCATCAGCAAATTTTGAAAAGCTAAAAGTTAGATTAGGTTTACTTACAAAAGAAAATGGATCTTTTGCTAAATCTTTACAGATTGCGAAAGATGCTCAAAAAGCTTTTGGATTAAGCACTATTGAAGCTTTAGAAGGTGTTACAGATATTACAGCTAGACTTGCGCCGCTTGGCACAGGAGTTGAAGATATTAAAACTGTTTTCTTTGGATTTAATACAGCGGCAAAACTGGCGGGAGCGTCAGCAATGGAATCATCAAACGCTTTCAGACAATTAGCGCAGGCTTTAGGTTCAGGAAGATTAGCAGGGGATGAATTTAGAAGTGTATCTGAACAAGTGCCAACAGTTCTTGCACCGATAGCCGCTGAACTTGGCGTGACGATTGGAGAATTAAAGAAATTTGCTGCTGAAGGTAAATTAACAAGTGATGTTGTTTTAAGAGCGTTAGGAAGAGTTGGAACAGAAGGAAGTGGATTTTTGCAAGAATTATTAAAAAATGATCCTACACAAGTATTTAAAAACTTTACTAACGCAACAGAAGATTTATCAATTGCTTTTGGAACTGAACTACGACCCGCTGTTGAAGGCGTAACTAGGGTATTAACAAAGTTAATAATTTCAATAACTGAATTTGTAGAATCTGATGCGGGAAAAGCTTCTTTGGCTATTGCTGCAATTGCTGTAAGTGTTAAAGGAGTTGCAGTTGCAAGTGGACTAGCGGTAACAGCTTTGGCAAGTCTTATTTCAAATTTAATTGCTACAAGTGTTAATTCTGCTATTGCCGCGACAGGAATGAAGGGCTTGGGGGCGGCTTCTTTAGTCGCAGCGGGTGGTATAACAAAGGCGACTATAGCTTTACAAGCTTTTAAAATAGCTCTAGCAAAAACTGGAATTGGTCTTGCAGTGATAGGTGTCGGGGCTTTAGCAACTGCAATAATCAAAGCAAAAAGAGAACAAAAAGAATTTAACGATATAATTAAAGAAGGAGGAAGTGAGGAAGTTAATAAATTATTAGATCAACAAAATGAAGCACTTAAAAAAATTGAAAAAAGATTTGAAACTGCAAAAGGCAGATCAGAGAAAGCTTTAGAAAGACGTAAAAAAGAAATTCAAGAAGATATAAAAGCATTAGAAAATAGAAACAAAACACTCAAAACAGAAAAAGAAATCACAGAGGAAACAAAAAGGCAAAATGAAGAAAAAAAGAAAGGTACTGAAGAAATTAAAAAACAACAGGAAGCAACTGATAAATTAAAAGAAAAAATGACTGCTGTCGGTGAAGAAATAGAAAGAAGTATTAAAGATAATTTACGCGAAGCTATAACAGGCGCACAATCGTTCGGGCAAGCAATGACAAATGTATTGAATAGAATTAGGGATAAAATTATTGATGCTCAACTTGATAGATTAATTGGTCAATTTGGTGAAAACTTTGGAAAATCTGCAAGTAAAAAAGGAAGTGGAAAGGGTATCGGTGGTTTTGTTGGAAATATATTAGGCGGCTTATTTGGTAGACGGGCAAATGGTGGGCCGGTGGCCGCAGGCAAAAGCTTTGTAGTTGGTGAAAAAGGGCCGGAAATATTGACTATGGGTTCAAGTAGAGGATTTGTAACAGCGAACGAAAAAATTGGCGGGGGTTCTGTTAGTAATATGGTTACAGTAAACGTAGATGCTTCTGGTTCTTCGGTTTCTGGAAACAATGCAGATGCGCAAGCTTTGGGCGCTGCTATCGGTGCCGCTGTTCAGGCTCAACTCATTAAAGAAAAAAGGCCGGGAGGTATTTTAACAAGGTAATATGGCAACTTTTCCTTCAATCAGCCCTAGCTATGGGATGAGAAAAACAAGCGCACCGCGAATAAGAACAACTAATCTCGGCGATGGTTACGAGTTCAGGGCGCTTTTTGGTTTACCTTTGACGCAAGATCTAAAAGTTTACGATCTTGTTTTTGCTAATATTTCTGAAGAACAATCTGACGTAATAGAAGGATTTTTAAGAAGTCGCGTCAACGATCAGGCAAGTTTTACATTTACACCGCCCGGCGAAGGGTTCGTTAAAACAGGCACATATTCACAGTCAGGAACAACAGTCACAATAACAATTTCAAATCATGGCCTTGCAATCGGTGATGTCGTAACGATTGATTATACTTCTGGTTCTGCTGTTGATGGTTCTTTTGTTATTGCAACAACGGCAGACGATAATACATTCACTGTAACGGCTGCCGCAAGCGCTACAAACAGCGGAAATGTTTCTGTGACTTTATCAGGCGCAGGCAAGTTTGTTTGTCAATCATGGACGAAAACAATACCATTTAATAACAGGGCAACATTAAATTGCACCTTTAGAGAAGTATTTGAACCCTGATGGCTTTACCTACAGAAGAACTTCAAAAATTATCTAATAAGTCAATTATTGAACTTTATACATTGACTTTAGTTTCTGCGCTTCATGGTTCGACAGATGTCACAAGATTTCATTCAGGGGTCGGGATGAATAGCAACGCTTCAATAATTTGGCAGGGTAATACATATACAAAATTTCCAATATCAGCGGAAGGGTTTGAATATTCTGGACGCGGCTCTTTACCACGCCCGACTATAACAGTTTCTAATATTCTTGGAACTATTACGGCATTGATGGCAACAGTGAACGCCACAACGCCATTTAACGACTTACAGGGAGCAAAATTTGTACGCATAAGAACTTTAAGCCAGTTTTTAGACGCAGCAAATTTTCCTTCAAATCAAAACCCTTTTGGTACACCTGATACAACAGCAGAGCTTCCACAAGAAATTTATTTTATTGATCGTAAAATTGTTGAAAATAGAGATATTGTACAATTTGAACTTGTTTCAGCTTTAGACTTAATGAATATAAGAGCGCCGAAGCGTCAAGTGACGAGAAAAGATTTTCCCGGCGTAGGTACTTTTGTTAATCAATGACTTGGAAAGATGAAGCTATTAAACATATTGAAGAATGTATGCCGAAAGAATCTTGCGGCCTTTTGGCGATAATAAAAGGAAAAGAAACTTATTGGCCTTGTAAAAATATTGCAGAAAGTGGATTTGAATATTTTGTTATTGACCCTGATGATTGGGCAGAATGTGAAGACACAGGCGAAATTATTGGCATTGTTCACAGTCACCCTGTCGGTTCTTGTTATCCTTCAGATAATGACAAAGCAAGCTGCGAACATCTTGGCTTGCCTTGGTATATATACAGCGTAGAAAATAAAGAATGGCATAATTTTGAACCTAGTGGATATAAAGCGCCCTCTTTGATTGGTCGTAGTTTTATTTGGGGCGTTTATGATTGTTGGTCAATTATTCACGATTGGTACAAAGAAACAAAAAATATTGATTTGAAAATTTGGGAAAGACCAAAAAAAATAAAAGATTTTTTAAATGACCCTTTGTTTGAACGTGGTTTACCGATAACAGGTTTTGTTAAACAAGATAATTTTGACGATATACAAATAGGTGATGTTTTATTGTTTGAAACTGTCACAAAAAATTTAGATCATGTCGCTGTTTATATAGGTGATAATATGATTTTGAATCATAATATTAGAAGATTGAGTTGCCGCGAATTATTTGATTTAAAATATCAAAAAGCGCTTAGAGGGGTTTACAGATATGCAGCTTAAAAAAATAAGAATTTATGGAAGATTAAGAAAATTTTTAGGACAACCATATTTTGAAGCGGCTGTTTCTAGCCCTGCTGAAGCTG